GTTGAATTTCCCTTGGTTAATCCATTGAGATAGATAGACTACAAACGCTTTAGGATTAGTGCCTTCAATCCTACCGAACGTTTGTTCGTGTGTCCATCCACGTAAGCAGCTTGGTCAACTGTAAAAACCTCCGATAGCAAGGGGGTCATCAACACTGATTTACCACGAGTCCATCGACGGAGGAATGTGTTAGATGAACGAGGCATAGTATAGGATCACCGCCTTAGTGTGACCAACCGGGACCTTTAGTGGTAGTGGGCGGTATAAAATTGGACAAATATGATGGTAGATCCACCCACCTACATGCGGCAAGGTCGTGCTGCATGATTATTGAAACTCGATCAACAAGAAACAACAAAAGAAAACTCAACAACTTGCTATCGTCGTCAAGCAAGCTGCAAGTGTCCCTAAGACGACAAAGAAGAAGGATAAGAAGTCCAAGCCCAAGAAGGCCGGTATGAAGATGGACCCTTATGCTCGCATGATTAACGATCCATGCAATGCAACCTTAAAACCAGGCTTGTATGGATCCAATTATGGTTTGTTAGCACGGTTTCACAACCGTTTCACCATTAATCAGATTACCTCTGGTTGGAATACATCCACCAGTGGATGGGTTATTTGGTTTCCATCTTACCATAATTCACTGAATGCATCCACAACATCCAACGCACCTGTAAATCTAGTAGCATTTGGTGGTGGTGGTCAACCCACCATTGCTGATTTTGGCAAGGCTGGTATTTCCACTACCGCTGGATCTTTTAACGATCCTGCTGCTAGTTTCGTTGCAAGTGATACATGTATGGATGCTAGAACGTTGTCTGCTTGCATGAAAATTACGTATACTAATACCACTTCTGGTGCTAAAGGTTTAGTCTTTCCACTTACAAATATACCCATCGAGGCAATTTTGTTTGGTGGAACTGGTGACTTACCACCAACTGTGTCACAATTGGCGCAGTACTCGACTGTTATGGCTCGCGCTGTTGACAGCTTCGAGGTTAAATGGCGGCCATCCATGGAAGCCACCTTCCGCGCGGAGGATGAAGGATGTATCAACCCTTCAAGTACTAGCACCGGCAATACTACATTGTCTAGTTATGTGCGTCATTCTGGTGTTTTTGGTATTGGGTTCGCGTTCGACAATATCACTGCAATCTCTGATTATGTCATTGATTGTTATAAGAATATCGAATGGAGACCTGAGCCTAACATCGGAATGCCACAACAGCAACCGACTGGTACTGAAAACCCTGGGTACATCACTCGCGCCGTTCAATTTCTGGATCGGGCTAATCCAGATTGGCAAATGCAAATGGCATCATCCGCCACACAATTGGTCACCAGTGCTTTATCGCGCATGGTGTTATCCGGCGATTCCGGACCACAGCGATATGGGGTTCGTAACAGAAGAATCGAACTCTAACTCAAATCCTAGAGCGACGCCATAAGCTCAAAGCATGCTATCTGATAGATGCTGGTGTCTAGACTGCGGTCATATAGACGGTGCTACCTTTTACTTCAAACATTTTTCTTTAAGTCCATTATCATATGGCCAAT